GCGCGCAGGCACACATCACAACGCGCTGGACGACGCAAAGTCACAGGCGCTGCACGTGATCGCGGTCGACTATGCCAGCAACGCGCGGGTGTTGTGATGCAGGATTTATCTAAGAAGCAGGCAGAGGCCGCCGATGTTTGTGGTGTGACTGAACAGTTTGCGCAGAGCCTGCTCGACAGGGTCGGCACACCACGAGAAGTATTTATTAGAGAAGCAGCGGAGAAAGCTATGACTACATCTACACTGGCCACACAGGTTGGCGGCAACCACTACAAGGACATGGGCATCCAGCCATGGCAGGCCATGGAAGCATGGCTCACACCAGACGAGTACCGTGGGTACCACAAGGGCGTGGCCATCGCCTACCTCGCACGAGAGCGGGACAAGGGCGGCCTAGAGGATATCGAGAAGGCCATCCACCACCTGCAACGCCTTGTGGAGATGGCAGACTCTATGAAAGGAGAAAACCAATGACCAGCATTTACCTAATCATCTTCGCAATCGGCAGCATGGAAGTCGGCCACATCACGGGCAAAACGGTTGCAGTCTGCGACGAGATGCCTGCGATGGTCGAGGCGTTGGAAGAACTGTGGGGCCAGCAAGTGGACGCATACTGCCGCGATACAGGCATCCCGTTCCTGCGTCCGGTGGCACGGCCATGACAGAGCAAGAAATCAACATCGTCGCAGAAATGCACAGGGCGGGTCGCAGCCATGCGGAGATACAAAAGGCAATTGGATTTGGTTACACCAAGGTCGTCCGGGCTGTCGTCATAGCACGCAAGGCAGGCATCGTCCCGCCCCGCACGATCAAAGCATCTCCTCGGCAGCAGGTCAAAGACCGCTTCCAAAATCACATGATTAAATTTGGAAACATCGGGGACATATTGCAGGTTCTAAGCAAAGACCAACAGGACTGGATCATCAACGAGGTCGGCAAGAACGAATACGCCCACGTCGCTGAATACATCACAGAACTTGTCCGTGACGCACATGCAGAAAGCACAATGACAAAATGACCTACCAACCTGTCGTGGGGATCAACCCAATCTACAAATCAGGGTCCGTCACCCGCTGGCACGCCAACCCAGACGAACCAGCCCGCTTTGCAGAATTGCGCACGGGCAAAATGGCAGATCCTACCCCGCCGCATGTGTCGCCAGGCGTGTCGGTGCTGCCTTACGCCTGCGCCGCCGCTATTGTTCTGGTAATCATCGCGTTTATTGACCTTGCCGCACGCCACTAGCAAAATAGGCGGCTGAAACAAAAAAACCCGCCGCCCATTTAAGGACGACGGGGCCATATTAAGCCGGCAGTGGGGCAAGGTTTATTGTCGGAGTGCGGCGGCGTCAAAAGTGGCGATAAGTATTCGACCCGTGCGGCGCATGTCTGACACGTCGTCACTGCCAAGGCTGGCCGCGTGGTTTGTCATCAGCGGTTCAAGAACCGTTGTCATCGCGCTGTCGTTTGCCACGACGCCGCAAGAACTCAAGATCGCCGCTGCCGTCAGGATTGCCAGTGTCCGCATTGGTCGCCCTTTCAATGGTATCGGCGCGGGATTGCGCCTCTTTGTCTGTCTTGCTGGATCTGCCAGTCATATACGCCGCAAATATGCCGATCAGTGACACCACGCAGCCGACGATAAAGGCGGTCACGTTGCGCCGCCGCGCAGCTTTGCATAGCGGGACGTTGCGAACGCAATGCCAGCGGCAGCCAGGCCGCCGATCACGTCGATCAAGGTATCAACATTGAGGGTTATTACGTGGGACGCGGGGTCATAGGTGCCGCCAAGCCATGCCGCGACAGGTACGGCGGCGATATAGACGGACATTCGGATTGCTAGAAACATGGACTATCCTTTCAGGTTGCGGGATCGTATTCGTTCGCCAGCAGGCGCATCGCGGCCACGCAGGCGGCAAGTCTTTCCTCAGCCGCTAGTTCAGCCGCTAGTTCCGCCGCTTCAACGGGATGCACGTCAGGGCCGCGCGTCACCGCCGCTGTGGCGTCCATTAGCGCAGCGGCGCGCACGTCACGGACGCGGCGGGTCCAGCCCTTGCTAAATGTTGACCACGTGGACAGGCGGCGAAGAAATGTCATGCGGTCATTGCACAGTTGATTGACGATCCAAGCCGCATCCATCGCGCGAACCTTGGCCAGTGTAATTGGCCCGATCTTGCCGTCGGGTGCAGCACCGACAATCTCTTGCAGATAAGTTGCCGATCTGAACGGCCCGCTGTTGACGGCAAAGTCAAACGTAGCGTGATCAACTCCGTCCGGCAGGTCGTCAGCTTTCACGGCGTCCCAATACTGAGATTTGTAAACCGCAACCGCCTGTGCTTCGGTCAGCGCCTTTAGGTCTGCGACCGTGCCTTTGGCGTTGATAAAATTTCGGTAGGTGCCGATTGTGATGCCGCGATTAGTTGCCCCGCCTGGGTCGCGCGGGTGATCTGACCACCCACCTTCATGGGCCAGCGTTCGGGGAATGCAGATTTCAGCGCGGGTCATGGTTTGCGTCCTCTTTAATGTGATGTAATAAAATCGCCATGAGCGTTCACAATGCGCAGGACCATATCTAAGCACCTTTCATCTTTGCATACGCGAACGCAATGCCAGCAGAAACAACTATCCAAAACACCCGTTCAACAAATCGTAGAGTCTGCCCGTTGCTACCCGCCTGCGTTTCTATTGCCCGCAGCCGCGCGCCTTGTGCCGATCGGTCCTTGTCGATTGCGTCCAACCGGTTAAACAAAGTAACCATTCGTTCCTCAACACGCGCCAGCGCGACAATAGCTTCGCCCATCTGGTCAACCTTAGCTTCTATGCGCGCGAGTCTAGCATCTTCAGACATTAAAACAGCTTTCCGGTGTAAAGTCTTAATGCAATGACGCGTTTGCATTCATCAAAGGTTTTGCCCGTAGAATACAAAGACGATGACAGGGCTTTTGCGTATTTGTCCAACTCGTTTGGTTCGTCGGTAAAGCCTGCGGCGTATGCTGAAGCCTCTGCCTTAAATCTAAACCATGCCGCGAAACGGTACAACGCCCCCATCACGCCAACCGAAAGAAACATTGCGTAATAGGAAACAAATGGCGCAAAATTTGCAAGCGCAAAAATAACGGCTGCCGAAAATAGCGTGACCGCCCACCATTGTTTAACGTGGTGTAGCTCATGGATTAGCATCTTTGCCGGGTAGTCGTGCGGCAGCATCACAACAAACGCTGCCGACTTGCCAGCTGTCCCCCGCGGCGTGCGCTCAAAGATAACCGCTGGCGGGCGCGTCTGGGCCTTCATGCCGCGCCTTCAAGCGCATCAATGCGTGCGGTCAGGGCATCAATCTTTGCCAGCGCCTCTTGCAGTGCAGCGGTCAAAATGGATTTACCAGTTCATGCATTAGTCAAATTCCTTCACGTCCTGCGGGCTTGCATCAACAACAGCTTGCGCTGCGTCACGTTCAGCATCGTCAGCAACGATCAGCGGGTTGGCCACCATAGTGGTGCCAGTGACATTGCCCTCGTCGTCGTAGACAGTCTGTTCAACCTGAGCATCCAGAGGATCAATGGCTGTCTGTACAAGCACACTCTCTGTGAGGAACTCACCAGTAGGCTGATCCTTGTACACTTCAGGACGACCTTCAGACAAGACATACCGAGCCAACCGTGAAGTTGCCTTGGTGTAATCTTGGAGCTGCCAGTTGAAAGTGTTGTTAGCCGTATTCACATCATGGTCAGCAGAGAAGGTATACATGAAGGCGTCGAAGGCACCGTCAGCTAGGCGGATGGACTTCTCACGGGCTTGCTCAGGCCAGCTACGATTGATGTGCTTCTGCGCCCGCTTTTCAAGCTGTGCTGCGGTGAGAGGCAAGTCGCCTTTGGTTACAAAGATAGTCATCAGTAATCCTCCCGCTCAGAGATGATGCCCACGTCAGCGCCGCTGGCAGGTGCAGTGGAAAAGACGACAGTGTAGATGAATCCGTCGTAGCTGACCGTGTAGTCGTCCGCTGAGCCTTCCTTCTGCAATGCCCCAGCGTCATAGACAAACTTGGGCTTCCACCCACGATCAAGGGCGAAGTCGGTCTCGCTTGCGTCACCTGCAAACCAGAATACTTCCTGCACATATCGGGGTTGATTACGAAGGTCGGCCAGTTCCTCACGGAGATTGACCGCTGGTTTTTCAATTATGACAGTCATTCTTCCACCACCAATCCGTTAGATGCGCTGATTGCAGTTCCCACCGCAGTTGTTGTGTTAGATACCCGACGCAGACCTTGGAAGACTGAACGTCCTGCCGAGGTGCCAACGTGCAGAAGCCCTGTGTCCGGATCGTGCGCAAGGGCAGTTACCGAGTCCGACGCGCCGTAGAGCGTGCAGGCGGCGTCTGCTTGGAACAGGAACCGCTCGTCGGCCTGGATCTTGGCAAGCTGGGCGGCCGTCGGTGTGGTCGCGGTGACGCGCACCAGCGCCTTCGGCTTCGTCCCGGCGATCTTGAGCGTCGTGCCCGTGATTGTCAGCCCGTCAATCGGCGCTGCGCTGACGACCCCGTGCTTGAACTCCCAGACGCCCGCGGTTTGCTCCCAGCCAAGCGCATAGAGCGTGTCGGCGTAGGTCGCGTCGGTGCCTTCGAGATAGTTGGTCTCGGAGAACCCGCTGTACCCAACAAGATCAGCGCCAGTTGCTACAGGTGTGCGGGTGATCGTTCCATTCACAGTGAGCGGATTAGCATTAATGCTGCGGTCTGCGTCTGCGAGTTTGACGGAAACGTTGTCGATAGTTCCGTTAAAGTTTGATACGGAAAAAATGTGGAAAGTGCCATTGCCCAAACTAGTGAAAGTTTGGGAATACGAACCAACTGCGGAAACACTTGTTCCTACTGCTGTCCCAAGTTGAGGTCGGACAGAACCAGCCGAGCGTGAAACAATATCAAAAGAAACTACATATGTTTTCCCAACTGTTAAGATACCTGCTTGAGAAATGGCGTTAGACGCAGTCCCGTCCGACACTGCAACACCTCCACTGATTGTCCAGCCTGCCCCCTTCGTCCAATCCGTATCCGTCCCAAAGTCACCATTCGTGACCAACTCACCAGACCCCACCAGATCGGTGTCGTCTGTGTCGCTCAGGAAGGCACCCTTGATGTCGCCGTTCATCCAACCTGTGTTGTAGGTGGAGGTGGATTGGGCGACCAAAGAGTTTGTAAAGTCTACCCTGTCGAGATCGACAAAAGCCAAGCCTTGCTTAAGACCGGCAGTGTAGCTGGGAACATTTACTTGCCGGTTTTCGTCGATAATAACCTGCCCGAAAACGTTGTTTCTTAGGTCAATCTTACGCAGGTAAGAGTGCGATGTTCCCATAGCAATGGCAAAAATACTGTTATTAGAAAGGTTTGCAGAAACAGGACTATACCCAGCCACTCTACCACTATGCAAAACCTGATTGTCGGCCGAAAGCGATAAAACATTTTGGCCTTCATAAGTTCCCAGGCCAGAAGGCGACCACACCGTCCCATCATCTTTGATAACACTCAGTTTACCATCAGTCGCCACTGCAATAGTCGGCACGGGCAGACCAGTCGCAGGGTCGATGGGTGCGTCGGGCAGGACGGTCATGGCTACGTCGTTGACGGCGTTATTAATAATCGCCGGTGTCGTTTCCGTGGTGTAGTCCGGCTCTGTCGTGCCGAGATCATCGCCCGCGTAGTCAGAAAAGATCAGGCCCACTGTGGTCGCTACCCAAATTGCGGCGTTCAGTGCTGCCAGCGCCTTGATTGACGAACCAGCATAGGGTTCGACGCGCCACATAGGCAACGCAGGATCGTCAGCGTCATAGATCGTGATCTTTGCTGCCTCGGCGACGATTAAAGCCACTGCCGGGAACTCGCGCCGTGCCCCGCGCGTGGCGGTGTTGAGCGGCTCGTTATACCAGCTCGTATGCTGGCACCGCTTACGCCATGCCCCACCGTCTGAGTCCTTGCTGGTGTCGTAAACAAACACATCTACGGCTGTGACAGCTTTGGTGGCTGCGATTGCTTCTAGCCGCGAAACCTCAAGGATTAACCAGCGAGCTGAATCATTGGCAGGGTCCGTGTTGCTAACTCCTCCAACTTTGTCGCGATAGGATTTGAAGTTAGTCGGGGAAACAACACCATCGCCAATCGCGTATGATGTCCCAGCGACCCACAGCACTGCCCCAGAAGCCTCCACCGCTTCATTGCGATACTCAAGGGCCTGGTTTTCGCTTGCCGCTGCTGCCGCCTCGCTGCTTGCCGCTGCCGCCGCGCTTGCTTCACTTTGGTTTTCTTTTGCAGTTACATTTGCGGCTGTTGCGTTTGCTTCTGTCACAAAGGTGGGCAACGCAG